TTGTCGTTGACTCGTCGCGTGAGTGGTGGTTGTCGCAGTATGAGAATGATAAGAAGTACAAGTTCACGTCGAGTATGACGGCTAAGCAAGCCATCGAAGAAAACAAAGCAGATGAACTGGCTAACGCTATGCGTAACACCATGGCTGCACTGGCTAATAACTATGCTAGCAAGAACTTCTCTACTGCTTTGTCTAAGATCGGCTACGACGCAGACGGTAAGCCCACTGCTTTGTCAGTAGCGTTTGATAGCTTAGATGCCATCAACAAGACGTTTGATCGCAAAGTACGTGACGAAAGAGCAGTACTACAAGTTTCCTCCAACGAAGCCAGAACGCCACAGATCACGTCTATGTATCGCCGCACGGGTACATGGGTTAAGTTGTCTGACAACAAGGCTATCTACGGCGACTTAGCTGGCAAGTACGTATCTGGTCCTGTATGGAGCGCCATGACAGACATGTCTGACAGACAACCACTTATACCACTTCAAGCCGTTAACGATGGTATGCGCTGGTTTAAGAAGTCTAAGACTATCTACAACCCCGGCACACACATCACCAACGTAGCGTCTAATATCTCGCTTGCCATGATGCACGATATCCCGATGATGACATTGGGTAAGGCAGCTCGTATATTCTCTCTATACGAAGTAGCACCCAACAAACTTACTAAGTCTGAACTCGACATGATGTCGTCGTTTATGAACTCTGGTGCCATGTTGGGTGACTTCTCAAGCTCTGAAGTTAAGCGTGCGTTGAACGAAGCATGGGCTAAGAACATGGCCATGGAAAACGATGTGTCTATGATGCAGCGTTTGGCTTCGTTCGTTAACTACGAGAAATCTAAGGCTCAGGCATTGGTACAGACCGCCGCTAAGTTTGGGAAAAAAGCAGATGAGATTGCCACAGAAGCCTACGCCGCTGAAGATAATATCTTCCGTCTTGCAGCGTTCTTAACGAAGGCTGCTGACCTACAACGTATGGATGGCACTAAGACAGCTTCGCCGGAGCAGTTGCGTGCTGCTGGTGACTTTGCGCGTAAAGCCTTCCTAGACTACGACATCGACTCCAAGGCTGTCCGCATATTACGGCAGTCAGTCATCCCGTTTGTCTCTTGGGGATACGCAGTAGCTCCTGTGCTTGGTCGTATTGCCCTGCATCAGCCTTGGAAGATTGCTAACATCCTGATGGCTTATTACCTGCTAGACGCTGGTATGGCGGCTATGGCTGGCGACGATGATGAAGAGACGCGCAAAGCTCTTCCAGAAAGTGTCCGTGAACGCATGTTCTTCGGTAGCTTCGGTCCTAATATGCACATCCGTATCCCGTTCATGGGCGACGAAGATAATCCTGTGTACTACAGACTAGGTGACTATGTACCGTTTGCATCGATGACTAAGGGATTGCCTAATGGCGCGTTTGGTCAGTCATGGATTCCTAGTATCGTTACTCCAAGCGGCCCAATGGTATCTGCCATTGCTGGATTCGTAGCCGGTGTTGACCCATACACAGGCAAGTCTCTGTATAAGCCCACAGATACACAGTGGGATAAACTACTAAAAAGCGCAAAGTTCGGCTACGATATCGTATCGCCGCCAATGGTAAGCAGTAAAAACATAGAGAAAGCTACCGAGATTGCGTCGGGGGATAACCTGAGTATCACTGGTGTAGAACCTAGTAGTTCCGTGTTTGCTCGTATGCTTGGACTGAAGATTTATGACTACAATGTACCTGAGTCGTTGGCTATTCAAGACAAGATAGAGAAGAGTATCGAGCGTGACTTCAAGGCTGCAATGAACAAGGCCAAGAAGGAAGAAGATATGCGTGGGTACCCTGACTATGAGGAACTTGACGAGACGCTCGACGACTTGCAGGAACGCATGGAAGAACGGGTTGCAAGACTTCGTGGTGAAGAGGAGGAAGAATAATGGCTAAGTCCCCAGCATGGCAGCGCAAGGAAGGCAAAGACCCCGAGGGGGGTCTTAACGCCAAGGGTCGTGCATCGTATAATAAAGCTAATCCCGGCAAGCCGGGGTTGAAGGCACCACAGCCGGAAGGTGGGCCTCGCAAAGATTCTTTTTGCGCCAGAATGGAAGGCATGAAGAAGAAAATGACCAGTGCTAAGACAGCAAAGGACCCAGATTCTCGCATCAACAAAAGCCTTCGGGCATGGAAATGTTAACTTAGGAGATTGTTATGATGAAAAAAGGTATGCCCGTTCGTGGTTCGCGCACAGCCACATCGAAATCAAAAGCTATGCCATTCGGTAAGCCAGAGACAAAAGCCAACGAAGCCAAAGAGATGAAAATGGTCGGTGGTAGTAAAGCTGCTTATGAGCGCATGGAAAAGAAGATGGAAGGAAAGAAATCAACTTCCAAAATGAAGTGAGGCTATTATGAAAACTCCACCAAAGACTAAATCAGCATCGTTCAAACCCTGTAAGGGCTGTCCTAATCCATCCAAGTGTGAAAAAATGGGTGGTTGCATGATGAAAATGAAAGGCAAATAAAATGCCGTTCAAGTCAGAAAAGCAAGCTCGCACCATGCGAGCCGCTGCTCATGATCCAGCATTTGCTAAGAAGCTAGGTATTGCTGTCCCTGCCGCCAAGAAAATGGTGAAGGACTCCAAAGGCAAGCCCATCTCCAAAGCAAAAGCTAAGTAACTACTTCATACCCGCACGTTTCGTGCGTGGGAACGATCTATTCGCGGAAGCGGTAACTGCACGAAGGTTGCCGCTTCCATTCCCACCTCCCTTGACGATTGGCTGCTTGTGGTCAACGTCCTTACCGTCCCCCTTAGCGACAACGCCCTTACGCTCCATGTCCCGACGAGCCGCGTTACGCTTAGCGCGATTCTTCTTCTGCTCTTCTGAGCCTTGGTAGTTTGCGTATTCTGCTTTGTAATCCCGTGCCATACCGTTCTCCTAGTTAGCTCCACCCTGCAACACCGCCAGCGCCACAGGACTTTGCAATCGTGCGGTCGTACTCGTCAGCGTCTCGATAAATCTAGGGTGATTGATATTCACAATGATGCAATGCGCCTGTCCCGGATTGCGGTTCTGGCATCCTTTAAATATAGTAACTCGTTCACGTGGTGCAATCAAGCCACCCTTCGCTTCTAGTTCCTTGACGATACGGTCAGAGCTGTCCTTAGTTTTGTTCAGCCACTTCTTGAACGTCTGCAGATTAATAGCTAACTGGCTACCCGGCATCACAGGATTATTGCTATCGTAAACAACCTTGAGTCTAGCAACTGCCCGTTCCGGCGCAGGAATATGCACCTGCTCTTTAGATGAGCCATACATCTCAGTGACTTCGATAAGCTGATCGTTATGCTCTTGCAGGAACTGACCAACAATATCAAATACATCCTGCTTGTTGAATACGATATCGTTCCTAAATTTCCTGACGTGCTCAATCAGGTACTGGGTTGTGGCATCAACATCGAACGGGAATAGACCGAGCTTCTTGCCAATCTTACCCATCGTCCACGCACTGATAATACCTGTACGGTAGAAACGCTCTTGCGGCTCAAAGATAAAACCGAACTTTTCGAAGAACGCTTTCTCACCCTTCTCCCATACAACTTTCGGCCCACCCATGGCGAGTACTGCTTCTACCAGCTCAGGGAACGCCCAACCATTATTATTGGCAATAATGTCGAAGAACTTATATCCATTGCTAGAACCTGAATCATCGGTGGTAATGAATATCCTATCGTCATGCGGTAACTCTAGCGTACGTGCCTTGAGCGGGTCGTTGTTAGTCTGCACGTTCTCAAACTTCTGGTGCATAGAAAAGTTTGATGTAATCATCGTAGGTGCAGCCCACGTAACTGGCTCACGTAGCTCACGGTCTTTAGTCATGGCAATCTTCTCACGACCTTGACTCAGATCATATGCCAAGTCAGCAGCATCCTGATCTAGCATCGTGGTAAGTTCGTCAATTGTGCATGGTAAGTTATTCAGTACCCCACGTATCTTGTACAGCGAATTGGCTGTGTCGTTCTTCGACATCATCAATATCTTAGGCGTACCAATCAAGCTATTCGCAGCAAGCAACGCAAGTGTCTTACCCGTCGTAGTTTCTGGTGAGTAGATTGATACAACCATCGTAGAGTTACCTGCGATCTCGCCAATGATGCCAACTGTGCCTAGCAATACACCTGCACGAATAGTATGCGTACCCGGTAGGTTCAGCATATCCATCGCTTCAACCCACTCTCCACGTGTACCGTGCGGCTTGATGATGCTGGAGTACCGCGCTGCTGGTCCACGCAAACGTCGATCAGTACTGCCTGTAGGTGAGCCTAATACTTTCTCACCACATAAGAACGAGCCGTCTGGTTGCCAACCAAATGCAACATAGTCTAATCCCGTGGGAGTAAGGCTTTGCACTGATGTTAAATAATCCATTAAGTAACCTCGTAGTTTTTCTTGATGTCCACCACCCTTCACGCTATACACCTGCCGGTTCAGCATAAACGTAGAGAAATCCCTACCTATTGCGGCTAGTACTGATATCTCATGATCTTCCTCTTGCCATCCAGTAAGCGGATACTTAATTGCTAAGCGGAATGTAGACTTAGTAGATACGTTGTCCTTGTATATACCTGTAATGTGCATTGGGTACGGTGAGATCAAATCCCACTCTGTGCTATCAACCGAAACTGCTACACCATTTGCATCAGTCGTTTCAACTGTAGTCTTGATCTCTTTATAAATCTTCCCGTCTTTTTCAACGTATGGTTGCGGCAGTGTGATCTCAATCTCTTCGCCTGAATCCACAACGACAGTCGAAGTAGTGCTTGATGATAGTTGTGCAGGACTTGTAAGCTTCCCATAATGAGGACATCCTTCGCAACCTTTAGAATTTACTTGTTCAAATTTCTTGCAGGTAGTCGGCGGATAATTCTTCCAACCATTAATCTTATCCAAACTTGTTTGCAGGTCGAAGTCAGGATGTTTCCCTGCCAGCATAATCACTGCAGCTTCAACATTGATAGCGTGCGCCGCCATACCCATACCTAACCGCCACATCGGTTCTTTTATGAGATTACCGGCTGCGTCCGTCACTCCACCAGATTGCAGCATTGCGCTTACTTGTGCGCAGTGTTGCGCAACGACTTCTATGTTCACAGTGTTCGAGTTTAGTACCGCTGCTAGTATCGACGACTGCGCTGCTCTTCCGCTTCGTTGTTGCGACGGGCTTTTTGTTACCTTTGCGAACCATGGCTTGAGCGTAGTAAAAAGCTGCACCGGATCATAGTCGGGGCAATCCTGTAAACACTTAACTTCCTTCCACGGAGTTTGTTTCTTGTGGTGAGTACCGACTGGACGCAGCACCATCGACGGGTCGTGAATCTTTGTTGTATCGATCTGTACGTTGTTCTTCTCTAACGCTATGCGTAGCGCAGTGGATACCTTTACCCAGTGCTCTTTGCTGATAACTGTAGTCAGTGGCCAATATAAATGGATACCGTTGCCGGATGAAATAATCATCGGGTCTGGCATACCTATGGCGATCAGTGCAGCCGACATCGCTGCCCAACCTTCCTTCTTTGTAGCGTAGGGTTTATCTGCGCCTATGTCCAAGTCCAATGCCAGCGTCTTAAACGTCTGCGCATGTTCCTGTGTCCTATACCACTTCTTTCGCCCATTGGCTGTATGCGCATGGTTTGCGAATGAACCTATAGTGAAATAAATAGTTGTATCGTTTTCTTTGTCCCACTTGGCTATGTCTGCTACAGCAGTATCGATATCGGTATATGAACCACGGTTCCAAAAGAAACCACGACTATTTTTACCTGACGGGTCAGGTTTATGGGTACATATAACCAGTTCGTTTTGCTGGGCGAATACGCGAGTAAGAAAGTTTTTAGTATCCAATTAATTGCCCCTTAATGAAAAACCCCCGCCGAAGCGGGGGCGCTGTAAAGTCTATTCTATTACTCGTCGAAGAGGCTGTCTAGCTTTGCTGCTAGTTCTTCTGATGCTTTTACCGGAGCAACAACAGGCTTCGCAGCTTTAGTTGGCGCAGCGGCAACAGGGGCTTCTTCCTCGTAAGCATCATCAACAGCAGGTGCAGGTGTAGGTGCGTTGATCGCCGTTGCTTTTTGTGGTGCAGCAAGAGACGCCATGGCACTCTGTGGTGCTAATACGCGGGTTGCAACTTTAACACTGTCGCTACCTAACAACACGTCGATACGCTCGATAGCTTTCTCCGGTACGTAGCCCTTTTGCTTAAATACAATCTTGGGGAAACTAGCCGAGTCATCGAAGCCAAGTTCTGTGATGGCTTCCTCTGGGGCAATACCGTAGTTACCTAATTCCTTAAAGTACTCGCGCAGTGCCTTCATGCCGGATACTGGAATGGTCAGGCTGTACACCTTTGTGGGGTCAGCTGCCGGTACAACTGCCAGATGCCGTTGATCCGCGCACATCTTGGACTTAGCACCGGAAGGTAGAATCTTGGAGCCAAGCACATTGTTAGGGCAATCAGCACACCCCGTATGCACAGGCTTCTCGATAGACACATCAGCCTTGATACCATCGTTGGACCAGCAATCAGGACGTACATCCGAAGCTGATGCGTCGAAGGCTTTGCCATAGAATACTTTAGATACCCGTGGGTTTGCACCGACGATAATGGTGTCAAGGGTTACACCGACTGTGGTCTCAACGCCATCTTCGTTCAAGCGGTAACGTCCTGCACGGATGCTGATGCGTGGGATATTAAATCCCTCGCTGACGATTGCAGAAGCTACCGATGATTTAGTACCCGTCTGCTGACGTGCAGCGATACGGGCGGCGATGTGTGCTGGTACTGTGGCTACGTTGCTCATAATGTTTTCCTTAGTTTCCGTTTGTGAATAGTTCTTGCGCCAAGAGATAACCCTCTAGTGGCCATAATTTATCAATCGCATTTTCATACGAATACTTCTCTCCCAACGCCTGATTGAATTTGTTAGGGTCTACACAGGCACTTGTGCCAACTACAACGTACCCATTCTCCATGGACAGCTGACAGATCGTCGTAGTCGTTTCTGGTATTACATAGTATTGGGTCTTTACGACCTTCTTCATCATATCGGGCAGAGACACTGTATTGCGCCGCTGCACAGTATTAACTGAGTTCATCATGGTTCCTTCGCTTGTGATTTACGGAAGTTAAAAACTTTCGCAGACGCAAAGTCAACACCCGGTGGGGGCGCACCTTTAGCCTCTATGTAACTTTTAACGCCTGTCTTAGATGCACGGGCTTCGACCATATCCCATGTATCGTTTTCTTTGCAGTATGCAAAAAATGCCTCCCGCGATGCGACCGTCGCGGTGTAGTGCGTGGACCAGTACCCTGTACCAACACGCGTCTTGACAGAATCAAGTCCATCTTCCTGCGCCTTGGCAGTAAACCAACTCTCTAGCGCAATAAGTTTCGTAGTAAGTTTAGCCTTGTTCTCTTTATGTACTCTCTCTAACTCTTCTATGCTCTTACGTATTTGTACATACTTTTCTGCCGCTATCTCGTAATTCATAAGTAATCTCCTGTTTAACTGTATGACTATTCGTCACTGTTGATGCCCTGCACTAACGTCAAAAACTCTGCTAACGTATTCTGCTTTGTCCGCAGTCTACGGTACAACTCTGCTTCAAATCCGGTAGCCCATATGTGCCACACAGATGTCTTTCCTACGGTGGTCAACCGTCGAATCCTTGCATTGGCTTGCTCGTACTGCTCCAACGAATAGATCGGTGCAAACCAAATAACGTCCTTCGCCCTAGTAAGCGTCAACCCGTGCGCTGCAACCTTCGGATGTGCCAGTAATATCTGTGGCCTATCAGTATGCTGGAAGTCATTAAATATCTGATTGCGATCGTTCTTACTTGTATCGCCATTGACCATGGCAACGTCGAACCCATCTTTAATCAAGTTATCTCTCAACCAAACCTGCACTGCTTTAAGCGGAACGAATATGATCGCTTTGTCGCCTATCTCGGTAAGTAAGTCAGTGAGTGTATTATACCGCGCAGAGCCATCTATAGCAATTGAACCAGTGTCTCCATACACTACACCGCAGCTAATTTGCAACAACTTGCCAAGCATCACCGCTGTGTTCGCTGCCGTTACTTCCCCTGCCGCAAATACAGTTACTGCTTTGTCCTTCATATCTTTGAACGCCTTAGCTTGCTGTGCGGTCAGTTCTGTTTTACGTCCAACATAATTAGTCTGTGGCAAATCTTTGCACTCGTCCAGCGAAAATCTAATCGACGGCTGTAGAACTTTCTTGCATGTATCTAGTGCGTCCTCTCTCGGTGTCCACTTAAACGTAGTTACCTTCTTCATTACTAAATCTTTGAACGTAGTAAAGCTCTTAGGCACTACAGGTGAATCAACGAGTCTTGCCAATGTCCATGCGTCTGCGGGTGTCTGCGATATTGGTGTACCCGTTAGCATCCACAACCACGGCTGCGACTTCTGCATCCACTTAGAAAATATTTTATATCGCTGCGAACTCGGTGACTTGAGTGCTGTTGCCTCGTCATAGATAACTACGTCGAACCCATTGAGGTCGGCGCTCATATTAGAAAACCCATCGTGGTTAATGATTACATACTGCACTCCGGGTGTAGCTAATAACTTCTGACGTTTCTCTTTACTACCCGTGCATACAACGAATGATCTATGTGGCAGATGGTGCTTTAGTTCCCTACCCCACACGACCGTCAGTGTAGACAGCGGTGCAATGATAAGCACCTTCCTAGCAACTCCTTCATCAAGTAAAAAGTCTGCGGCCCACAGCGAACTGATTGACTTACCAGTACCCGGCGCGTTTAGGCACAACGCTTTACGATGCGTGGTGAGGAACGCTGCAGTATCTTTCTGGTGATCCATCGGCGTGAACCGACTTGGCCAGTTGTAATACTGAAGAATAGGCGCAGGCACATGGAAACCAAGATTACGCAGCACCATAGACTCATCGACACCGTAAGGTAGAGCAATGAGTTCTTCTCCGTTGTGAATAAACGATTTCGCATGTGGTATGAACTGGGCAATGGCACTGTTTTCACTGCTGTTAATTATGATCTTACGCTTGTCAGGTATTACGAGCATAACGCCGCCCAACCTGTAAACTCTGCAGTCCACGCTTCTAAGCTAGTTTCTCTAACGATCCACACCTGTGCTCCGCTTTGTGTAGCTGACTCAATCTCACGCAGCTGATTCGCTGTGCAAGTCCCCTTGCCAAACTTAGTCTCGATAGCGAACGCGTGTCCATTCACCCAACCAACAAAGTCAGGGATTCCCGAACGTCCAAATCCATTAGCAGGAGGCATAAACCAGTAGCAGTTACTTGTAGCTTTTAATACTTCTTTGACCTTCTTCTTTACATCACCTTCGTTGTTTATATTCATCGTCTTCCTTTTAGTCTTGCATCTGGGCAAATAGATTTAGCTGCACACCATGGGCACAACCCCGACGGTGTAGCTTTGAACACACCTAAATCTATAACTTCCTGCACCTTGTCGAATCGAGGGCGCAGCGCTCTCCATAGTGAGTCTAAGAACCTACGTTCATACTTAGCATTTGTTGTCTCGTTAAACTTCAACCATATGAACGATGTCTTTACCGTATTAACTTCAGGGAACTGCCACATCACCATCGCCGCGAATAGCTGGAGCTGCGTAGGATTTTCTTTAACCTTACCCGTCTTATAGTCAAGGCAGTACGCCGTATCGCCGTCCACAACCAACACGTCAGCAATAGAACGAATCCACACATCCGGCGCGAACCAGTCAACTGGCGAGAGGTCGTTATTAACCGCCATTTGGTACTCAAAGTATTTGTCTCCCGGTCTAGCTGTAATCTTATCTACAACTGCGCCCCACTTTTCTAGTGTCTGTTTGCCTTCATCAGATAATGTCGTCTCGTCTAACTTACCTAGCCCATACGCCTCTAGTAATTTGTGCACACGATCCCCGTAGTCTGACGCGTCATTACTTTGGTTCACTACGCGTTTCGATACGTACTGATAATCAAACTGTGCTTCACACTGCTCGAATGTAGACAGGCGGCTAAACGATAACGGCATTACCTTGGACATTAGTTCCCTTTATTTTGCATCTCCGTAGCTTCCCCCAACACCTGTCTCACAGGAAACTGGAATAGCATTACGACACCATTGTGGAGCCATGGACAAACACTCTTCCATATAGGCACGCGCTTGAGTAAGTTCTTCGTTCTTAACTACAGCTACAGCTTCATCATGCACAGACAGTTTGACTGGGTACTTCGCGTTAATACGTGCAGTTTGCCACATAACGATCTTCATTGCAGCATGTTGCGATAAATTTTCTACAACTTTCGGACCGTAGATTCTGACCCGTGACCTACCCATCTGGTACGTCCACTCCTTGATCCGTTGGTCGTACTGCAAATCGCTATATACGACACCCGGTTCCCCCGGCCTACCGAAGCCATCGTTCTGCGTAATAAACCAGCCGTTAACATCTACGTTAGTTAAATTACAACCATTGGCAATATCAGGTAATATTACGTGCTGGCAACGATCCCATAGCTGCACAACCTCGCTGTGAATCTGTCTATATAAGTCAACAATGGCATATGCTCGTTTATCGTCGATCTCTTGCACACTCGGGTCTTGCCTTGACGCTAGGCGAACCATCTCCTTAAACCGTGGCGCACCTGCTCCGTACTGCAATCCGAGCATAGCGGTTTTGCCAAGGAATCGCTCGGCCTTGTCAGCTTTAGTAATCGTGCGACCGAACAACTTACTAGCAAAGTCGCAGTACAAGTCTACACCAGAGTCGAGCTTCTGCACAACATCCCATTGCCCAGCCAGCGCCATAACCGTACGCAGCTCGATGTTGGACGAATCCCCTACGAGAACCGTATGCCCTGCCGGAGCCATGAGCGCATTGCGTAGGCCAGCTGAGATACCGCGCGCAGGTAGGTTCTGCCAGTTAACGCCGTTGCCACCAGAGTATCGGCCTGTGGTCTTAGCGCCCCAAAAATTAAGGTACACGGGTAGTGGACCACGCTTGGCCATCTCATAGAACCGTAGTGCACGTGTCTCTGCAATGGTAGTCTTAACCCCTAGCCGTGCGGCTACTAACGCTTGTACTTCTGAATCCTCATGCTCCATCAGGTCGGTGAATCCTTTATCGGACTTAGCAAACGCGTAGGTTTCTTTATTAGTACGTGCGCTAATCTTCAGTGGCGGGGCTACGCCTAGCTTCTCTAATCGCGCAGCGAACTTATCGTTGGACATAATTTCGTCACGGTTGATCGTAGCCATCTGTAATAGTTCTTCTTTACGTGCAACTTCCGCTTCGTACAACGCGTACATATTTGCCTCATCACCGACCAGTACCGGCTCAGTAAACATACGCACCGTCATATCAATCAACTTCATCTCAAGTGCTGGCACGAACGCATCCATCTTAGCTGCAGCCATACGGCACAAGACTGTATCGTGCTTGCAGTACTCGGCGTACTGCGCTAACTCCAGTGGAGAGAACGTAGTTCTACGCCGACCTAGCGCGTTATTGATCGCAGTACCTTTGTCTGGAAAGCCGAAGTGCTTAGCCATGTTAGCCAGTGAGTGCGATGGCAAGTGCGGGTACAGCATACGAAATTGCGCCAGTGTATCCATCCACAGCTTAGGCCTAACACCGAACCGCTGCGTCAATATAAACCCGTCGAACATAGTGTTGTGGCATCGCACAGCGGAGTTAGTCCAGTCAAACTTTGGTTGCCCTAGCCAATCGTTTGTAGCTTCCTCGGAGCCAGAGAACCACTCGGGTTCTTCGTCGTTTATCGCAACGGATATACCGATAACTTCAAAGCGTGAATCTAGTATGTACGCATCTGTCTGCATCTTCGACAAAGAAAAATCCTTGTCGTAGTACGTCTCAAAGTCAACGGTAAGTATGTTCATCGTATTGTCCCTTGCAACCTATTAGCTACTAGCTGTGCGTACCCTGCTATATCAACCCATGAATCTGCGTAGTTAGGATCACCATTCAGTATGCGAGCAATCTTGTGAGCAATCATATCGAGGGCTTCTAGTTGGTCGGCTTCCATCAGCCTACTCATGTTCTCGTGCATAACGGTCTTTAGTTGCTGTGATATGACTGCGTGATTCTTAAACAGTCCGTACTTAACTCCACGCTCATTTAAAATCGTATCAATATCACTCATCTTTATCTCCCAAAAAATATATGATTGCACCAATAGCACCGGCGCACAAACCAACGGCCATTATTAGTTCGCCTATAAACATAAGCACGCGTGCTACGTCCATGTCTTCTCTCCTGTCATCTTATCTTTAAGACTACGAGGAATCTTTGGCTTTGGACACCAACCTATACAGTCGTCTGTCCAATTACCTACAATAAGCACTCCGCCCGGATTAAGTAGTAGCAAGCTAACTGCTCTTGGTGGTGGGTCAATTGCGGGGTCTCTGAAATACAACATATCTGTTGTTACTTGGTGAAACTCTGTCATAGTTATTTTCCTTTTTGTTTCTCCCATATCGGTCGCATGGGTCTTGTTCCTTTGTCACCACCCACGATGATTCGCACATTGGGTGCTACGCCCTTGCTTGCATCTGATACATACTTCGCCATCGAGTAATCACGGCAGATAAGCAACACGAATCCTTGGTCATTCAAGACCGTGTACGTCCTATCTAATCCGTCATTAAGCAGAACCATGTAGTACGTTTGTTAGCGCGATCATTTTCTTCTTGCTGCGGTATCGTTCAGTGCGCTCAGCGGCAGTCATACGCCGACGTGGTTTGTCCTTACCTTTACCGAACGCGTAAACCTGCGTGCAGTCACGTCCTTTCGCGTCTTTTTCCCATGCACATACGTGTACTAGTTTGTGCTTGTTGAAGCATCGCATCAGTCGTTGGGCAGTCACTAAGTGCATACCTGTTTCCTCTACCAGATCATGCGTAGTACACGGGTCTTCAATCAGCATCTTAAAAACCATCGCGTACATCTCTTGGTTCATCTTAACTAAGCTCATGTGATCTTCTCTATAACTTCGTTGTATTTAATTTCCAACTCAAACAGCGCGTCTTTCAGTATGTCCGCTTGTGTTATCCAATGTGAGTCAACAAAGTCTACGGTGTATTCGATGATGGTAACGTCCCTATCGGGATGCCACTTAACTGTAAATGCTTTCATGTGTTCTTCTCCCTTAATTTGGCTTCGATGGCTCGGGTATATCTCCAACTTCAAAATGTTCAGCAATAAATTTTCTAACCGTAATTGCACCCGATGCCTCAACATCACAACCATGAGTCACAAAACTCATCTCCGTAACCTCACACATACGCATACATTCCAGCACAATCAACTCGGCGAATTTTTCTATTATGTCTTCAAAATCATCACCGTACTTGTAAAATCCTGCCTGTTTAGCAAGTTGTTTAATTTGTTCATTCATGTCGGCTTCCTTCCTTCTTCGTATTCTTCGCGCCCATCCATGCTTCTATGTACGTACAAGTCATACTCCTCGTCGTACTCCGGTCTGCACCAGCAAAATGCACCTTTATCAGTTTCATGTTCGCGCAAATCGTTTAGCGGGTAAGTGTGCATTGTCATGTGTTCTTCTCCTTTAGCTTGGCTTCGATAGCTCTGGCAAATGTTTCGATACGGGTTACCCCGTAAGGTGAGCTTTTTTGTGCCCATTCCCATGCCTTGTCAATATCTGTTTTGGTAAGGCTTTGCCAATAAATTTTTTCTTCAGGTATTTGTTCCTCAATTATTTGTCCGTCTACAAACCATATTTTTTTCATGTCGATTGTCATGTGTTCTTCTCCTTTAGCTTTGCTTCGATAGCTCGGACTGTATCTGCCCATCCCGGTGGAAGCCTAACTGCTCCCGGCAACAGCGACATAATCTCCTCATCTGTCAGCCCCTGCCATTTGCGTTGTGGTGGGGCGGTGTAGAGTGGCTTGTAGGTGTCCTTAATTGACCTGCATGCTATTCCCTCGTCGCTCCACGGGAACCCGTCGCTATCTAACCACGCCACCGGCTCCGGTTCAGGCTGCGTCTTTGGACACTGCTTACAATACCCGCCAATACCACACTGCCCGCCGTCACATTCTGCTTGTTCAGGCTGCGCTAGTGCTGCGCGTAGTGCTTCGATTGCTTTATCGCTTTCATCGGTTCGCCAATTTCCCTGCAACGCATCCAACGCCTGCTGCAATAGTTCTCTGTCAGTCATCCGTTCTTCTCCTTTAGCTTGGCTTCGATGGCGCTGTAAAATTCGTTGTACATCGGCCTTGAAAAATCAGTTCTGCCTTGCGTTGCAAGTATTTTTACTTCCTCATCCGTCAGCCCCTGCCATTCTTTCTTTGATAGCCATTTCTTTGGCGCTCCACGAAATACTGGCTCTCTATCTTCCAATACAGCAAGCATAACTTCCATGCCGTTATACATACCGTGAAAGTATGGGTCGTAGTTCCATGTACCATTACGCCCTTGAATTTCAACTAGTTCACGCAACTTTGCTATTGGCACAGGCTTTATCTTCCCGAAGTCTGTTTCGGGAACATCAGGCTGCGCTAGTGCTGCGCGTAGTGCTTCGATTGCTTTATCGCAATCAATTCCATCTTCATCGCGCACATCAATAAGATTATCAAGCGCAAGCTGCATTACTTCTTTGTCAGTCATACCTGCCCCCTTGCGCGTAGCATGTCAGCGTATTGCCGCCCAAGATAATATTCATCATCGCTAATTTCTTCACACAACTTCGCACATTCTTCGCGCTCCATGTCTACTGCCCACTCGATTCGTTGCTTCATGCTTCGCTCTCCCATAAGGGCCAAGCGGATAATGTCATCGCGTGTCATACCTGTTCCCTTAGCTCTAAGATTATATTTTGTAATCTAGTTATCTCTTTCTCTAGCTGTGCCACTACATGTTCAGCTGCGTATAGCGTACTAACTAATTCGCCCTTAGTTAGCGTGCTTACATTTTTAGCGGGTTCGTATTTCATTCGCATTCCTTCATGTAGCTCATAAGTTCCGCGTTCATTTTTGCACGTGCCCACTTCTTATCACCTTCCATCAGCATCAACGCCAATGCGAACATGATGAAGTTTTGCATCTTGTCCAAGTCTTCCTTGTTAACAGAACCCCGACGTATCTCGCCAATAGTACGCATGGCTTCACGTCGGGTGTGGTCTACCGTTGCTTGCCATTCGCGGGTAGGTTCGGCTCTCATTTGCTCATCTCCTTGATCTTAGCGATGGGAATGTTAGTCTGCTCATGTACTGCGATAATGACTGTGGGTGTGATGCGGATTACACCATTGCGTATTTTGCTAATCAGCGGCGTACGAATACTTAGCATGTGTGCCAGCGCAGCGTCAGTCTTTAGGTTGTACGTCTCACGTATATGGTCGAATAACTTGTGCGGTGTGTGCACAGCCCACTTGCCAGTAATATCTTTAGCTCTCATTTTTTACCTCCACATATCCGCTGTTTAGCTTCTTTCAACTCAGACTTGAACATCCACGTCATGCACTGGCGATCGATCTCCTCGATGCTAGGCGGCACGATCTTAGTAGCCTTGCCCATTTCAATACCCTTGAGCGTACCTAGCTCGTAGATACATACGGCCACGACGCAGACGAATATCATGTACACAACTGCAGTTATAAGTTCGTGTGGTTTCATCGTGCATCCTCCCGCAGAAAGTTCTCAAGCCGCGTAATTGATTTCTGGTAGTACACGTTCATCTGTGTGTGGTACTCGGCGAGTGATTGGTTAAGAAGCAAGAAACGACGTGCGTCGTCAAGCTCATGCTGCGCCATTGTCTTGGCTGATGGCTTGACCCACAGGTTGATGATAGTATTTTTGATGCTATTAGCTACATCTATAACAATGCGTCTCTTCATGTTAGTCCTCTAAGTAATCAAGTTAATCCCATGGGATTAAGGTTATGTGGTGGGGTTGAATGTAATCGTTGCAACTACGTTGCCCTTATGTACTACGTCGTACTCTTTACCTACGTGCTTAGCGCCCTTACGTACCATGTCGGTGAGCATCACTTGCATAGACCTGCCCAGTGTCGCCACGTACACAACACGTGACGCATCATCTACGGTAAGCCAGTCGTTATCGCCATCGATGTTTACACCTAGCTCCTCGAAGCCGCGCACGAGTTTGCTCTCTACGCGCACAAGTCTATTCATGAGTTCTTGATGTGGTGATGCCATTCTATTCTCCAGTTATAAAGCTACTTCTACCCGCGTACCGAATGGTGCAGCGGGGTGTGACTGTCCTATGTCTGCCCAGATAACAGGGAACTCCGGCTCCTCGCACTCATGCAAGTTACCTTCCATGTCAGTGAAGAAAATCATACCGCAATAGTGCTCACCTGACTCTTGCATGTGATCGAACACAGGCTTGAACCGCGTACCACCACCGCCCGTTGGCTTGAGCTGCAGCAAGTCGTCACGCTCGAACCGCTGAACGCTAGTCACCTCTGAGTCGCAGTACACAACCTCGACGAACGCAGGTTGTAAGTCGTCAACGATAGCCTGAATCTCCCCACCGATCTGATTACACTCACGCTGTCCCATGGAACCGGACGTATCGAAGCCGATGCACAGGCCACCCAATGCTTCAGTACGCAGCGATGGCAGATACAAACCAGAGCCAATGAAGCGGCGTGATGGGCGTATGTACGTATAGTCTGCAGCGGCTGATTCCGTCATCATCGACCGAGTAACATCCTGCCAATGCACGTTGGACTTACCTACGCTATCCAGTATGCGATCAATCAGGTTAGACCCATGGCCGCAATCTTTCGCCATCTTAGCTGCCGCGACAATAGTCGCTTCCATGTCAGTCCGCGTCGCTTCATCAACGGCGTCTTCAAGGTCGCCCTTACCGTCGAAGCCCCCAGCGTCAGGTTGTTGAGAATCTTCGTCACCACCTTCGCCATCACCCGATTGTCCTGAGCCGCCCTTTGGCTGTGGCGGCGGCGGGTTCTCTTTGAGCTTTGCATATACATACTCCGATGAATGTTCGTCACGTACCCATTTAAGATTGACACCGTTAGGCGGCAGTGTGTACCCACGTGAGAGAATGTACGCGTTGATGATTGCATCGTTGGCATAATTCCACAGCGATGGGTCACGACCGTCACGACGCCACATGTGCATCAGAACTACGTGGCAAGCCTCGTGTAACACTAGGCCGAACAACTGCTCGTCGTCCTGCTTGTCCATGAAGTCTGAGTTGTACCAGCAATACGACCCGTTAGTACCGGCAGTAGTTACTTTGGTGTTGTTGATCTCACGCTTGACGCGTGTCATTACCGCAGCGATGAACGGCTCGCGCAAACCTAGCTTGCTGTATGCAAGGTCGATGCGTTCGTTGTGTGTTGTCATAATATTCTCCAGTAATCAAGTAGGCTAATCCCATGGGATTAATTCAATTCTAACGCAGCAAGTGAGTTAACGTAAAGCACTGCTTCTTCTTTCGTAGCAAAGTGGGTTACATCATCAAACGTCTGACGGGTAACAACATACCCGCCACTCGCATCAGACAACCCCGATGAGTCAAAGGTCGGACGTACCGTAGCAAATAACCTGCGCTGCAACAGCGTGCGCATACCACGCTTAGACGCTATCTGTTGATCTACGAACGCCATCTCCGCATTGTTAGCAGTCTCCCACTGTACGTACGGTCGGTACGACATAGTTCTATGCACGTGAGAACGCAGCCTGATTAGCGATTGCCCATTTGCTGTATGCGGCACTGCGCGTCAGAGACTTGTCACGTTTGTAAGCGAGCTTGATCGTCAGGGTCTGCACATCACCCGGCATCTTGGCAAGGAACTTCCATGCGTTGTCGAAGTTGGTAGCGTCAAGGCGTGTAGCTAAACCCATCGCTACGCAGTAGCGCACGTTGAGTTCCTTGGGCAT